TGTCGGGAATGAGAAGGGTGTCAGTCTCAATATCATCTATTGCTTTCGTTGTCGGCTTCACCTGGTAGATCATCTTTATTTTCGGAGCTTGTATCGTTACCGCTGCTGATTCTTCTTGAGCCGTGAATGTTCCGCTTGCGAATGTCAATACGCTATCCTGCACATCGGTACATACTGCATATTTGTTGTTGTCTGTTTCATCTTCGCAACCCGAAACAAGAATAACATCACCTGTCTTGAAGCCATCGAATTCGGCCCCCGAAGTGTATATGCCGTTTGTGGCGATATTCACCGTACCAGTATCCGCAGTTGTATCTGCGTCAAAGGTATTATCAGCAAAGGTCAGAACTTTGTCGGCCACTTCCGTAATGACAGCCTCTATGTTGTTGTCGGTGGAAAGGCATCCTGAAATAGTGACCTTGCAGCCGACACCAAATCCTGTGAAATCGTCACCGGTAGTTGTGATCGTGTTATGCGCGAATGTTATCTCACTTGCACCGGAAGTATAACTTGTGGCAAGGAATGCAATCTCGCTCGCACCTGAAACGTACTGTGCGTCCGTATCCGTTGGAATCGGGTATATATTGAGCTTGGTGTTTTCATAGTAAAAGCTCTTGTTCTCTTCATGTGTGCGTAGGTCAGCCCTCTTATATTTCTTGCCGTCCACAAATACCTTGTAGACATCCTCGAAATTCACGCCCGATGGAAGCGAATACTGATAAACATTCTTCTGCCGCCTGTAATACTGGACGGCAAAGAGTTTCACCACATCGGCATAGATGTTTTCTTCGACCTTGTTCACCCATGAGAGCTTATCTGCACTTGAATAACCGTTTGTAAACTTGGAATCCAAATCGGTTATAAAAACCGCTACAGTAGTGCTCATATGTCACACCACCTTTACACGTTCAAAAGTTGAATTTCAACGGTACAGGTGGCGCCGTCCACATCCTCAGTAGCGACTACCTTGATCCAATCCGGTATGCCTTTGAACAGGAACATCCTGCTCGCATCGAACTGATAACTCATGGCCGCCATACTTCCCGTGTTGGCCAATTCGTACAGATCAACGTAAGTATCCTGTTCGTGCATGGCACCTTGGAGCTTTATGGTCCAGTTCTTAGCCGCACTCAATGTGACTTTGAGAAGCGCCGCATTATAGCCCCTTGCATCTATCTTTGAGGACGTAGTGGTTACTGCAACGGCTGTCATCAAGGTTTCAGGTTGCTTCTTGTAAATCCTGTCTATATCTAAAAGCATATGAATACCTTCTTTCAGTTAATAGGAAAAAGGGGCGGTTAAGCCCCTTAATTCAATTAATCCTGCAATGGTACTGTCTTGGTATCGTCTGAACCTGTCGCAACATTATCAACGCATCTTGCAACTTCGAGGTCATAAGAACTTGCCACAGCCGCCGCGCTAATCCAGCGGTTGCCGATGACCGATGCTTCGTCGGAATTGTCATCAATAGCAAGTGTTGTAACATCGAAATAGTTTCTGGCGATTATCGTGCCTTTCGCACCATTGGTTATCGTGATGCCCACTCCGGTATAGAAGTAGTTACCTATTATGCGTGCATTATAGGTTGTTGTGCCGGTAGTCCTTATGCCTGCCGTGAACCTTCTTCCACCGTCATATCCAATGAATCTGCAATTTTCAACATGCAACTCGACACAACTCGTCATGTCGATGCCATATGTTGTCGAGGCATTTCCCTCAAATATGCAGTTGATGAAACTCGCTCCATGGCATGATGCTATAAGGGTAATGCAGGGATGCGCCGTGAGGCATTCAAATGAAATATTGATAAATCTGCAACCATTGACAGCGGCCGCCGGTATGCAATGCCCGATTATCTGCGCCGCAGGACGGAAATCTGTCGAGCCTACACCGATAATGTCAGTCTTTTCTGGAAGTCTTACCAAATCTTCCGTATATGCACCGCCGTTGATATACAGCCTGTTGCGCCTATCCCAATGATTAGTCTTGGCTATATCATCGTCAGCAAGTGCTATACCTGCCGCAATCGTCTTGACAGCCTTTTCCCACGACTTGCCATCGTTGGCATTGTTTCCCGCATTGCCATCGACATAGAATGCCGTGGTAAGCGAACCGTCACCAAAGTATGAAACCTCATTGCCTTTTAAGCCAGTAAAATATCCGTTTGCTACGGATAAAGCATCAAAATGTGTAATGCCCATATAAACAACTCTCCTTTCCAAGAGTCAGGGGAGGGCTTATTAAGCCCGCCCCCATTAATACAAGGTGTTTTTATGAAACCAAATTACCAAAGACCCAATCCCAATGATCCCAACCGTAGGACCACATGCCGACAACCTTGAATTTCTGATTCTCGGTGTCGAAATCGCCATCGGTCTCAATCACAGGATGCCTTGCAAAGTACCAGTTGAGGAAAAGCTTCATCCTTTCGGTGTCAATGAGGAACCATTTCTTGCCGGTAATCCTCGGATTATAGAGATACGTGAGCTCATCCTTCCAGGTATTCATATCGTTATCCGCTATGAAAGGCTCCTTGTCGCTGCCGACAATCTTCTTGGCCTTGTCCCTGAAATAGTTGCCACAGAGGATGAGATTCGGAATGACGCCGACGATATCGCCCTTGTCATCCTTGAACTCGGCCATCTTGTTGAATACCGTGTTGACATTCGCAGGAGTGAGATCGTAAGTGCCTTCATTCTCCTGATGCGTTCCGTCCGTGGGTGAATAATCGTGCGCTGACGAACAAAGTCCGACAGCATCCGGTCCCGCGAAAGAATCATCAAAAGCATTGTTGAAAGTGCTTGCGCCGTCATCCTGGAGCGATTTGTAAACGGCATCCAGAAGCTTCCGAGTCCTTCTCTTGATCTCGTTGTATTCCTTGAATCGGAAGATTTGCTCTTCGAGTTGCATACCGGATGAAAACTTTCCGTGCCTGTATGACTGATCAAACCCCTTGCCGAAGTCCTGATAAGCAACAGAACCGGTCCAGGGCTGCATTTTGGACACAGCACCGATGCCCAAATGATTTTCCTGGGATTTTTCGGATTCCTGAACATTATAGGTGAGAGGAATATAGTCCTTCTTCCTTTTCATCTCCAGATCCCAGAATTCATAGACGGTAGATTCTACCTCTATCCACTGTTCTCTTGTGATCACTTATATTCCCTCCCTTACAGCGCTACAGGATGGCTTGCGAACTGATGAAGCCTGAGCTTCCAGAACGAAAGCATGTTTTTGGCGTCGGTATCGACCAATTCCAACGCTTCGCCGCCATTGGTATCCCAGTCAACGTCATCCCCATCGGCGACAAGATCCCATCCGTGTTCGCCAATGGCCAGAGGCCCGGGACACAGATATGCGGTGTCGCCCGATGCAAAGGCAGCCCTTTGCGTTGAGAATGTGAGTGTTCCCGATGCGCCCGTGCTGTCGGATATCTTGATGCGCTCGCCAACCATCGAACTGTCGGCTGCACATGTAACAACTTGGATATAACCGCCAATCCACAGGTCATCTGTCTGCGGAAGCAGGCCTGACACAACGAATGTCGTGGTGCTGCCTCCTGTTGCTGTGATTATGTTAGTGCTTTTCAGACCATACACGGCTGTCGGTGAATCCGAAATCTTGATCTCGGTCCCGACCTGCCTGCCTGCCGTTGAACCATCATGAGGCTCAAGCGCAACACCCATGGCCGGATCATCGAAATCCGTGCCTGCAACCACCGCTATACCGGTACCAGGTGTGAACAAGACTATCTCACCCTGTTCGATAACCGTACCCGTAGGTATGTAGCGCGGCCTGGGGATGCACACAGGAGCACCGTTAAGGTCATAAGCCCAATAAAAGTTTGCCACTATGGACCATCTCCTTATTTTTTTGCCTTGCTCAGGGCCTTCGCCCTCTTTGCAACATTCACCGGATTGACTCCGAAGATATTGGCCAACTTACTGCCCATAGGTGACAAATTGGCTTCCTCTTCCTTGCCTCCGGCTCCGGAAGGAGCGGATATCCTGCGTTCCTTGTCGTGTACGTCAGCGATAACCCTCTTTTCCGTCGTTTCGCGTTCTGCTTTGAGAAGTTCGTCGA